GTCGTTGGATTAGTATAAGCACAACGCCTTGATAAGCGTATGAATGGCGGGACTGAAGTTTAGTCCCTTTTGATTTCGGCTCCTGAGCCGACCCAGATCAACCAATTGATCGACCCGCCCGGTAATTATCAACGGGAGTCGAATTCAAAGGGGATTTATGAAAGTCCGTAAGAAAGTCACCATAGTCGAATGCCCTGTTTGCTATGACCAATTAGTGCACGTTCGATTAAACACCGGGCACGAATTCATCAAATGCAAAAGCAATTGCGATCCGATATCGATAAACCTAAGAATTGCCGCAAAGTATAAATTACCCAAACCCAAGAAACTCAAAGAGGTAGCATTCGGTCAATTTTTCCTCGATGTAATTAGTCACGCCAGGAGTATCGGAAAGCAGATATCAAACGAGGACAAGGAGCAGGAGCGGGTTATTTGGCAGCGAATGAGGCTGTTAAAATCAGCCCAAGGATCAGGTATTCGATAATGTATTTTTATCAATTCAACATCGAAGGATACAGGAAATATACCAGTCATCTTTCCTATCTTGAGCACGGAATATACAGGGCATTAATCGACACATATTACACTCACGAACAACCGCTTAATCCAGACAAAAAAGCTCTTATGCGGGCGCATTCAATTCGATCTGAAGAAGAAAAGGACGCCTTTACCGAAATATTAAATGAATTCTTTATCGAGACAAAAGAAGGCTATAGACATCTTCAATGTGATGAAGCGCTCAACGAAATATATGAGAAGTCCGAGAAGGCCAGGCAGTCAGCAAAGACTCGCTGGGATAGGAAAAAACAGGCTGACGAATTAGCCAAGAAGCACGAATCTGACCCAGAAAATAGCTCAATGGAGAAATTACCTCTCTTTGATGGAATCGACGAGAATAATGCGAACGCATGTTTAAGTGATGCGAACGCATTAAATCCTGATGCGAACGCAAGTGAAACGCATGCAAATTCAATGCTACCTAATACCTATAACCTAGGACGCACCACCGAAGAAAAAAACACTGTCTCTTTTGATGATTTCTGGAAGGTATTTAAAACCACATATGGAGCCAAGGGGTCAAAGAGAAAAGCAGAAGATCAATTCAAGAAAGTTGACCACTCTATTCAACAATGTCTTATCAGTATAGTGACCAATCAGTTACAGGAAAAAAGGCGCGCTCAGGCGGAAAATAGATTCTTCCCAAATTTCCCCCATGTCGAACGGTGGTTGCGTGATGAGCGATGGAATGACGAACTTGATAATAATGACAATAACCCAGAGACGGAATACCTCGTATGAATATAATTCCAGGCATAAATTACAACGACCGAGAGCTGATGAACTTCATTGGCAACCAGGAAGCTCAATCAATCCAATCAACCTTGTTTTATCGTGAACAGGTAGAGCATCGACTTAAACATGGCTGGCAGCTTCGAGGCGATCCGTTGCCGTGGACAAAAACACACAACCTGATCAAGTTCGGACCGGGACAGGTTACGATATGGGCTGGCATCAACGGCCATAAAAAATCGTTACTGTCCGGAATGGTGATGCTGTGGCTTGCCCAATATACAAAGGTCGGTGTCGCATCCTTCGAGATGCCAGTCATCGATACAATGGAAAGAATGATTTCCCAGGCTGCTGGGTGCATGCCCTCACCGGACTTTGGTCAGCAGTGGCTGCAGTGGGGCCAAAACAGGCTATTTTTCTACGATCAACTGGATTCTGTACCAACCGAGCGAGTATTAGGCGCGCTGTACTACATGGCACACGAATGCGGCTGCACGCATGTGATGGTCGACTCATTGACAAAATGCGGACTTAGAAGCGGCGATCGAGATGCAGAGAAAAAATTCCTCGATACATTGGCCGCGGCTGCAAAGGCACTCGGTATTCATATTCACCTGGTTGCCCACGTAAGAAAACCACCACAAGGGGGTGATGAGCATATACCCGGGCGCTTTGATGTTCGTGGTGCTGGTGAAATCACAGACATGGTTGATAACGTTTTAATCGTCTGGGCAGATAAGAAAAAGGACAAGTTAAAAAACAAGGTTAATGCCGGTGTATCTCTCAGTGATCCGGAGCAGGAATATTTCGACAACAGGCCAGATCAGCGATTAATCGTTGCTAAACAAAGGTTTGGCCGGTGGGAAGATACGATCGCATTATGGTTCGATTCTGAATCAATGCAATTTACTGGCGATAGTTTCAATAACATACTTCCTTTTGATGTAAACCCGTCTCAGGAGCTTAATTATGGATAAGACGCAAGTACTCGAGTGGTCACAAAAGCTAAATTCATTCCGAAAGCGGTCAATGTCCACGATGATTGAGTGTAATTTGAGCTCATTTCGAGGTGATGTGATATCGGATTATGTACCAATTTGCATTGGTGACAAAGAGATGTGCGACAGGGCTGCAGGCGTCTTCAGAGATCGACTGAAGGACAGGGATGATTGCCGCGGTCCTGATTCAATCCAAGCTCATAGACGGAAAACAAGGCAATGAACGTCGCCGATATCAAAACCGGCATATTCCAAATGGCTGATAAAACAGAGCTGTACAAATATATGGAAGCCCTGGCCGCCGCTGAATTTCAGAACAAGATTGAACTAACCGAATCCGAAAAGAATGAGATTTACCGTTTCATTCAGGATACTGACCGGGCTTTACGAAGCCCAACACACTAACCGAGAGGTTTATTATGGCTGAGGATGGAGAAATGAACGAACAGACACAAGGTATTTCAACGACAACAACTGACCAGGTGGAGGATCCTGACAAGGTAGTAAATATCAATGTCGACAAACTCCACAATGTCGATGATCAAACGATTATCGATGCATGTAAGGAAATGGTCGAAATCGACGAAAGCCGATCGGGACTGAATGATTCGGCCTCCAACGTCAGATCACGGCTTAGAAAATTAGGCGTTCCCACCGCGGCATTCAACGCGGCCTATGCACGCTTTAAGAAAACCGAAAAGCAGCGCAGCGAACAAGATGCCGGTTATGCGAAATGCTGCAAGGCCATGGGTGTTCAGTACCAGGATGGCTTGTTTTAATTAATCCAGGCCAAGGATGGCGCAATTTTAGGAGTAGATCATGTCACAAAATTTAAACGACCATTTTGAGGATAAGTATTTCGGAATCGTTGAATTGGCCAAAAGACTGCAGATGATCAAGGATCATTTCTCATGCAAAGAGGCCGAAAAGAATTATCGTAAATTCTTCTGCGCGAAATGCGACAAGGAATACACATTGCCACTCGATGTTGGTAGCTGTCGGGTTTGTGGCACTGTAGAAACTGCCCCGGCGTGATCAATCCAACCTCATCTCAAATCGAAAAAGCGGAAATGATGGGCTGGGAGTATCAAGGCATGGGCTTATTTTTCCGGGACCAGGTTGTCGGGTATTTCACTGCTGATGGGTTTGTGAAGGAATAACATTACCATCAGATTACATCTTTGTAATGTGAACAAAATAGCCCTTTTAGTATGCGATACTTGGCTTTAGTTGAACAATTGGACAGATTAATGAACGAACTTAGCCTTTTTAGCGGTGCTGGTGGTGGATTACTTGGCACCAAATTACTTGGATTTAAACCTATTGGATATGTGGAGTGGAATGAATACTGTCAACAAGTTATCGCCCAAAGAATCAAAGATGGAATCCTTGATAAAGCCCCAATCTTCACTGACGTGTGTGAGTTCGTTCAGTCCGGTGCAGCTCGACAGTACAGAGGATTTGTTGACGTACTTACAGCAGGCTTTCCCTGCCAACCCCACAGTAGAAGTGGAAAGCAGCTTGGATCGAGTGATGATAGAGATATGTGGCCAGCAACGGAGTCCACGATTAGGGTGGCTAGACCACGATTCGTGCTGCTGGAGAACAACCCAGGCATCATTGATTTCGGATACGCCGGACGAGTTGTCGCAGGGCTGGCCAAAATGGGCTACGTGGGACACCAAATATCTTTATCTGCGGCCAGACTTGGAGCGCATCACCTACGCGAAAGGATATGGTGGCTTGCCGTCGATACCAACGCCGATGGCCAACGACTACAAAGGTGGGACAACGGCGCTACGCGATGGGAAAGCAAGAACGGATCAATATCGACATTGGAACAAAGTATTGCATGGCCTGAAGTATCCAATCCCCATGCATATGGAAGCAACGATGGATTGGCCGATAGGGTGGAGCGCACTAGAGCCATTGGGAATGGACAAGTTCCAATTGTGGCAGCAACAGCATTCAGGCTTTTAACGCAATGATCGATCAAATAGCACTTGGGGCCCTTGGAGCATCGGCCATATTACTAAGCCAGCACCCGGACGAATCAAGGCGTAGATTTGCTCCAATTCTCGGACTCATGGCGCAGCCATTTTGGCTCTACACAACATACGTGCATCAGCAATGGTCAATATTTGTATTATCGTTTTTTTATGCCTATGCCTGGTGGACTGGATTTAAACAGCACTGGAGAAAATAATGACAAAACTAGAACGAATCAAAAATCTGGCTGATCAGATAGTAAAAAATTCAGAGGCTGGTCCAGATGCAGTTGCCGCAGCTGCACAGACAATATCTGAAATAGTAGATACGATGTTGCTGGATGCTGATAGTGTGATGTCGACAATGGAGGAATTGCAGGCAATGTTGGTTGATATGTACCCTGCACGTATCGATCAGGACCAACCAGGATAGATTTGACCATTATTGAGTTTAGGAATATATTTAATCCCTCAGTGAAAACTGACCAACAGAAGGAGATGTACCTTGAAAAGTAAAATCTTGATTATTACCGGAGCTCTGGCCGTTGCTTTGTCGCAATCGCTAGTCTCGTTTGCGGGCGATGTTCAAATTGTGACGAGGGCAGAGGTTGAGGTGCCGGCGCTTGTGCTGGATATCAAAGACCTGAAAGCCATTCCGAGCTTTACCCCATCATACAAATTAATCGACAATGCAGAAATCCCGGTAGTCGCCGGTACCGATCAGTTTGGCGGTGCTGTTCTGGCTAATCTCGGTAATGCTGCGACTATGAACTACCACGGACCCACAGAGACAAAATTAACTCTCGCCCTGGTTTCCAGTGCCGATACAATTCCGCAGCGCGCGAGGGCTGTACCGTTTCGTTGGCGGTTCTAAACTCCCAAGACATCAAAAGGGAAGAAAGCCTGGTTAACGCCGGGCTTTTTTATGTCTTATCGTTTGCTATACTGTGTGAATTATTATGTGAGGGATATATGATAACCCCAAAGCAAAAAGCCGTGCTGCTTAGAGATTTTTTGCACTCTGCTTACTACTGCGATCTTGATATACCCCGCAATCGTGAAGAGATAGAAACTATTCGCGATACGATGATTCAGTACAAAGAATGGTTTCAGGCTAACGTACAAAACCCTCCAGCCAAGTTAATCAATATGATGAACAAGGCGCAAGCAATGTATGTCGTTGCTCGGGATTTAATGATTTCTTATAATTATGATGATCTGACAGAGTTAAAAACGCAACTAGCCCTATCACGCACTGCGGCGGTTGATATCTAATGGCTTTCCCAACAGTACAGTTTACAAACACCTCAGCAGAAATAGGTAATGTTACGACGCATACTGTTAGCCTCCCCGCAACCGTTGCAGCGAATGACTTTCTTGTAATAGTCGCCTCTATCAACGGCACACCAACTATTACCCCTCCGTCTGGTTGGACTCTCATAAAAGAGATTACAGGAACAAATCATAAGTATGCGTCATTCAAAAAGTTAGCTGCTGGAACGGAGGGCGGAACAACGGTAACATTTACTACTTCGGCTTCAGAGCAAAGTGCTCACATATCTTTGGCTGGAGATGCGTGGTCAGAGAATATAAGCGACATTGAGGTATCTACCGGAGCTATAGGGTCCACTGCGAATCCTGACTCTGACAGTGTAACAGCGTCTTGGGGTAGCGACGACAACCTATTTATAGCAACAACCGCAACCAGAAGGGGCGACAGGACAACAAACAGCTATCCAGCAAACTACGCAGACAACCAGATTACAAGCGTTGGTGCGGTAACGAGCAGCGGGTCTGGGGCAATACTGGCAACAAGAGAGTTAGCCGCATCAAACGATGATCCCGGCACATTTGGTCTCAGTGGATCGACCCCTTGGTCAGCGGCAACAATAGTTATTAAGCCTAGTGCAGGCGGGGCAACAGCATTAGTCGTCAACGACATGACACAAGGGCAACAACTAGGGCAGGTAACACTCACTCAGCAGCATGTGTTGGCAGCGAACGATTTAAATCAAGCCCAAGAACTGTCGCAACCTACGATCACTCAACACCAGATTTTGACCGTGAGCGATCTGAATCAGTTGCAGCAACTATCAGAACCAACACTAACAGCGCATTCAGTTTTATCGGTCAACGATCTTGATCAATTACAGCAGATCGAACAGTCGACGCTAATCCAGCATAATATTTTAGTCGTTGATAATATCGACCAGGCGCAGCAGCTCAGCCAAGCCGGGTTAACACAACACAATGTTCTGGTGGTCAATGGCATGGTTCAGGCTCAAGAGCTTGGTGAGGTCACTTTGGGAGTAGCTGGAGTCCTCGATGTCAATGATATGAGCCAGGCGCAACAACTCACTCAGACAATAATTGACCAAATATTCGCGCTTTTGGTCAATGATATCGATCAAACACAGGAACTGACATCACCGGTATTATCTCAACACCAGAGCCTTGTAGTTGACGACATGACGCAATCACAGCTATTATCATTGGTAAATCTTGGTGGTGCAGCTGTAGGGTGCATTAACGGCGTTGTCACTTTGGCATCAAAAATCAACGGCGTCGTTACTATGACACCTCTTACTGATGGTACAGTTTCGCTGATACCGGAAATCAATGGAATAATCACAACTCATTAGGTGATATATGGCAAAATCAATCAGTGATACGTTACTTGATGCGATGCTGACGTTGGCCGAAGGCGACCAGGTAAGCGTTTGTTCAGCGCAGCCGACGACCTACACGGAGGCAATAACAACCTTCAAGCTCGCCATTAAAACAGCCCTATCAGGGCAGTACACAAAAGCAAACGGAGATACTAGCGGGCGAAAAAGCACGTTGGCAGCGCAGCTTGCTGTCGATATAGACACATCTGGAACAGCGACGCACGTAGCTGTAACGAATCTAGGCGATACATCGCTGCGAAGAGTAACAACCTGCGCATCACAAGCTCTTGTTGACACTGGTACCGTAGACATCGGCGCACACAAGCACGAACTCAATGACCCCACATAGGTGACAAATGACTGACGAAACCCGACAAATTGAGTGGACTGAAGTGCCTCATTATATGCTTGGTAGAAATCCACGCTTCCCGGGCGACCGCGATACACTGCCAAAGGCCGAGGCTGACACCTACGTCGAAATCGGCGTCGCAATGGACCCGGCCACAGGCGAGAAAAACGAGCGAAAGCCTGGACAACATTCGATTGTTGTTGATGATATAACCCAGCAAAACAGGTAGTTCCTAAATGGCCGTTACAGTTCGCGGAAAATTTGCAGTATTTGCAGACAATGACACGTGCATAAGCGCGGTGCTTGAAGATGAAGATGAAGTACCTGTAACTGGCGGCACGGTCACTGCAACGCTTCAAAAAGCCAGCGTAGATGTAACGGGGCAGGTATGGCCCCTTGCAATGCCCGAAACAGCGACTCCAGGCACTTACGAAGCTACACTATTGAGCACATTAGGCATTGATGACGGTGACACAATTTCTGTACAGGTCGATGGTATCGGCCCAACGGGAGCGGTTTACAGGTCATTTGATGACGAAGTAAAGGTAATCAACAAGCCATTAAGCTAAACCTAATCGATGCCAGTGGCGTCGGTTGCAGATAAGGCTAATCGAGGTTCGATAGCCGGTGAGATAATGAGCCAGAGAACACCTACCAAGGCAGAAATCAATAGGTATGCTGAAAATTACGTTCTATATGGGGATAAAACAAGGGCCGCGAGGGTTTCGTTCCCCAAGACAAAAGCATCGAAAGCGACAGTAAACGTGCTCGGATCAACCCTATATGCCATGCCAAAGGTACGCAGAAGGATTGAAGATCTCCAAATAACAAAGCATGAAATAGCCGACAAAGAATTCAACATCAATGCCAAATACGTTCTTGGCAGGCTTCACGAAATAGACACGCTCGACATTCTCGATATCATCAATGATGACTTTTCAGCGTTCAAAAAATTATCCGACTGGCCAAGATCCTGGCGAATCTCTATCAGCTCGATCGACCTTAAGCGCATTATCTCAAGAGAAGGAAAAGAGAATATTGAGTCTCTTGTCCAAAAAATACGCTGGCCAGACAAAACAAAGAATCTCGAGCTGCTGGGTAAGCACGTTTCGATCGGCGCTTTCAAGGACGACAATCAGGAACCTGCACCGGATTTAGCAAAAGCCTTGTATGTACTAGCGCAGAAACTACCTGGATGAATGCCGCGCTAGATCGCCAGATGGAGCGTTGGTATCCGCTAAGGGATCACCCTGTTCAGCTATCGTTGGTTGCCGCCATATCAAGAGGCATTAGGTTTCCAGTAGTGCCAAGCGGTCGACGCAGCGGAAAAACTGAGCGCGCAAAGAGGTTCGTTGCCAAGCAGGCAATGATGAATTCCAATGAAAAATACTTCCTTGCAGCACCTACCCGGGCACAGGCGAAAAAGATATTTTGGGATGATATCAAGCTATTAACCCTTTCAGCATGTCACATCAAACCACCAAGTGAATCAGAGTTAATCGTATTCCTTCCAAACGGCACAGAGATACACGTATTGGGGCTCGATAAGCCCGCGCGGTTCGAAGGTACCAATTGGACGGGCGGCGTGATCGATGAAATTGCGGATATCAAAGAGGACTCGATCGATGAAAATATCATGCCGGCGCTTGATACTGTCGACCCGAGGCGCCCTGATTATCGCGCCTGGTGTTGGTTTATCGGCGTACCTGATGGGCTTGGCAAATATTACAGAATGGCTACCTATGCTGAATTTAGTGGCGATGAATTATGGGAGCTTTTCCATTGGAAGTCTGCAGAGATATTGCCAGCTGATGTCATCGACGCGGCAAAGCGCAGAATGTCGAAGCGTCAATTTCAGCAGGAATATGAGGGCAGCTTTGAAACGGCCACCGGTAAAATATATGATGACTACAACAAGGAAAATGCCACCGATGCAGCCATATTGCCACACGAAGAAATCCACTGGATGCACGATCAAAACTATACTCCGTTATCATCCGCCATCGGCGTTATCAGGGATGACAACATTTATCTGCTCGATGAGATTGTGCTAATCTCTGCAATAAGCCGACAGTCTGCGATGGAGTTTGTCGAAAAATACGCTGATCACGAAAACAAGATATGCAATTTGTATGGTGATCCCGCGGGCAGGGCAGGCGAAAAGCATGGCCACGAGTCAGACTACACCGAGATTAAAGACGTATTGGGGAGCCATGGCTGGGAGGTTGTCGACATGGTTCAAATGAGCCACCCGGCGATAAAGGATCGGCAGAATGCAGTAAGGGCCAAGATATGCACCGCGGCGGGCGACCGGTCATTATTCGTCAACCCAGTAACTGCGCCATGGTGTCACGAGGGCCTGGCCACAGTTCAATTGATGGAAGGATCCACATACCAGGAAGATCAACGGAATAAATACCAGCACATAACCACGGCGATAGGCTATTGTATAGATACGCTATACCCGACCACCGGCGAATTCTTTGCGCCACCAGTTAGAAGGGCTTGATATGACACTTAAACACTATACAGACGCTCAGTTAATCGCCGAATTAATCAACCGGAATAAAGTTGTCGATTCTCCAAGGTCGACGAGCTATGGCTACGGCATGAGGATTGTCGATATCGGCCTAGGGAAAGACGAAATTGCTACAATTGCAATACATGATAATGGTATCGATTATGTAAAAAAATACTCATCGCCCGCGGCCAGAGTTCTTCGAGACAAAGGGCAATCGAAAGCCGTTAAAACAGCCAGAGGGAGCGCGTTGACTCAATGACAACAATCGCATGGGATGGAAAGACGCTAGCTTGCGACTCGCAGGCAACTTGTAACGACGTAGTAATGTCGAGCACAACAAAAAAGATATTCAAAAATGTTGGACCATATGCTGCCGTCGCAGGTGCTGGTAGCCAGGGGCAGGTCGTGGAGTGGATTTCATGGATTAAATCCGGAAAGAATGGAGACGCGCCAGAGACCAAGGTAACAATGCTCTGCATAAAACCAAACGGCAGGGGCGTGGTAATTTTTACAGGTCAGTCTCAAGAAGAAATTACGCTAACAAAAAATTCTGCAGAGGGCTCGGGTATGGACATAGCTATCGGTGCCATGGATGCAGGTAAGAGCGCGATTGAAGCTGTTAAAATCGCAATCAAGCGCGACATTCATAGTGGTGGAAAAGTTCAATCATATACCGTTAGGACTGTTTGATATGGGTAACGTAATACACGCAAACTTCGACCAATCCGATGATGGAACAGGTTATCTCCTGGAGGATGTCGAAGGCGGGAAAAAGAAAATAACTGGGGTTTATGTTGGCGATATATCAGCAGCTTCTGACGGTGACAATATAATGATTGGTGCAAAGGTCGAACAAGGAATTGATCATCCAGTATTTTTAACTATGGAAGAAATGAACCAATTCTGCATTATGTGGCTATGCATATTCAATCCAGAAGTTATTGCCGAGGATATAATGGATGAAAAGTGAATCATATACTTTCGGGAGTTGAACGTGATCATAAACATAAAGGCAAGGCTTACGCTAAAAAATATATTGCACCATGGATTTGTTTCTTGTCACGTTAATGGGTGCTATATGGACGGAGTGATATCCGCAGACTCTTTGAAAGGGGTGGTTATCGTGCATCAGACCGACTCCGATGGAAATGTTCTACTGAACAGGGATCGGGACGCGGTGGCTACAAAAACATTATACGGCCCGACTGTTATAAAATGGAGCCCTTCTGTATTCATAGATTCCTATTTTGCATATCTTCTTGCAAGAATCAGAACACGAAAATCAAGAGCCGAGTTTAAAAGACACATTGCCCGCGCTAAAAAAACTTATGTGGTTGGTGTTAAAGTGGCATGGTGGTTCAAATATTTTTATTTTCCAATGATAGTAATTACTGCTTATTTGATCCGTTCGCTTGGTGGTAATCCGGTACTAAACGAAAAGAGGTTAGAATATTGGGTAAAAAAGGCAGTAAAGCTAGGTCATGTTGAGGTTGTCGAAAAATAATGGCTGATTCAGTACTCGACGCAGAAATACGGCGTGATGTCCAGCGGCAACGGTTCGGCACCGGTATTGTGCGCAATGAAATCAGGCCTACAGCACAAAAGCTAAGCCGTTCTCTGGTTCGCATCATGTCAGATTTCGATACCGACGACATGACAAATACAGATCTGAAAAAGCTCACAGCTGAGATTCGTTCAGAATTCAAGGGCGATTGGTCTGCAATGTGGGAAGATATCACCGAGGAATTGACCGACATGGCTGTACTTGCCGGGGAGGACACCGCGGCGGTATACAACGACCTTACACCTGACAAAATGGCGGCGCCCACAGCCAAGTCGATTGAGACTGGCGTAAGAACAGCTGAAATGACACTGACCACACAAACCCCACAGACTGGCGTATGGTCTCAGTTCACCGCAACCAATATTGACTCCACTTCAAAGGCCGTTGTCGGTGTGATCCGTGATGGGTTCAATAACAACTTACCTCTATCCGAAATAACCCAGCAGCTGCGCGGTAAATTTAACCGTCAAACAAAACAATATGTGGGTGGCGTGTTGAATGGGGTTTCTAGGTCCAGGGCTGAGGCTCTAGCCAGAACTGGGATATCTCATCATGCCAATGTTGCCCGGGACAAGTTTGCTGAAACCAACAAGGACATTATCGAGGCAAGGATACTATTCGCGACATTGGACAACGTGACAACAACGATCTGCTTTCGCCGGCACTTGAACGTGTACAAAACTGGTGAGCGCTTCCCGCCACTGCCATTCCATTACAACGAACGATCGCAGTACGTTTTCAAGACTGCAAACTTTGACCCACTTGATACTGATCGGCCTGCTGTCGGCGGCCAAGAGGGCGATGAAGCTGAAGAGGAATTCAACAAACGGAAATCTAGGCAAGATAATCTGCGCGCAAATCGAGCTGAAAAACGGGCAGACGGCGAGACAACGCCAGAGACAAAATCAAAGGTCACATTCCGCGGTAGGAAAGACACTGATATCTTTGATGTCGAGCAGATCAGCGCCAAAAAAACATCAGATGCCTGGCTCCGGGACCAACCCAAATGGTTTGTAGAATCATCTTTGGGAAAAAGTCGTGCTAAACTATTCATCGATGGTGATTTACATATCGACAAGTTCACAGACATGACCGGGCGCCAGTTGACGCTCGACGAATTAAAACAAACCAGCGCAGGGTCTGCAGCATTCGCCAAGGTGGACAAATGAGCACAACAAATATTTTCAATACTCATCATTCCGATTATGACGACACGATCGAGGCTGTAAAAACGACTCGCGACACAATCGAGGGTTCGAACAGAATCAAAAATGGACCGCGCGCAGCAAAATATCTACCGGATCCCTACGGATGCGATGAAACCAAAAACTTAAATACTGGCATAAGCCAGAGATACACAGTTTATAAGTCTCGCGCAGAATATGACAATTTCCCAGGCAAAACACTTTCCAGCTATCTCGGGTCGATAAACGCCATCCCACCAAGCGTTGAAGAGATACCTTCAGAGGTTGAATACCTGATCAACAACTCAGATGGAAATTCTACGCCACTGACTGAGTCGATCGAAATTACTCAATCAAATTTGTTACAAGTAAAATATCACGGTCTTTTATCTGATTTTACTGGTCTATCGGATAACAACGTTGCTATGACAAAGGCCCAAGCCAAAGAACTTGGCCTTATGTCGACTATCAAGCATTACCCCAGGGAATCTATTGTTGATTGGGAATTCTCCGAAGCGAACGGCAAAATACAGCTGACATTCGTCAAGCTTGCTGAAAGCACGAGCGAAATTGACAAGACAACCTATCAGCGAATCGAAAAAGAAAACCAGTTGATCTTGTCGCTCGACGCAGCCGGCAAATACAATCAGAAGCAGGTCACCAAGGACAAGGATGGCAATGAGGTTGTATCCGAGCCGCTCTACCCAGAGAATCGCGATGGCTTGATGGATTTCATACCGTTCTGCTTCGTCATAGATCAAAAATCCGAGTCGTTCTCCATTCCCCGGGGTCTTGGAATTGTTTACCCGATATCACTGAAGGCGATTTCTCGGTACCAGGTGAATGCAGACCTGAAAGAATCGTTACATGAGGGTGCATCACCAACATCATATTCATCTGGATGGACTGAAGCAAAATGGAATCTCTACAAAAAAATGACAGGTCGAGACAGTATCGCTCTCGGTGTCAGGGCTCACAATCCACTACCTGAAGGATCTGTTTTCGACTTTGCGCAATGGAACGCAAACGATAACGGACTGTTCAAATACATGGACGAAAATCAAAAAGAGGCAAAGGCACTGGGTGCACGGTTCGACACATCTGATGCGAGGGATGAGGCTGTTGGTGTTGCTGAAATACGCAGCGCAGAAGAACAGGCCGCCTTTATCAACATTCAAACATCGACTGAATCAGCCTACAAGAAGGTTGTTTTCTGGTGTTACTTGTTCATGTCAACAGGGACAGAAGAACCAGAAATAGAAATCAAGCTCAACAAAGATTTCACGGAAATTAAATTGTCAGCTCAAGATCAGGCAGAAATCAGAAGCAATGTTCTTAATGGCATTTTCGACCGGGAAGAGGGCTTGAGGCAGCTACAGCTTGGTGGAGTCCTAACCGAGACTGCTAGAGTGCTACTTGACAGGCTTGAAATAAACGGGCTATAGTCAATTCAACGTCGCCAATGTTTGGCGCAATATATTTCATAAACAACCAGTTAGGGTCTAACAATGCCGATTGAATTTGCAAGCGAGTCCGACATTCCAGTGGAGTCTCGGGAAGAATTTGTAGAGTTTACCAGGGACGACAAAACAGTTTTTATGCATAAGGATTATGCGGAATCTTTAAAATCAGGGTTTCGAATGCAGGGAAATTTAACGAAACTGCAGACAGATTTTGATAGCTTTAAAACATCTGCAGACAAGCAAAGAACGGATGATGCTGCCAAGGCAGTTGCTGATCAAAAGGCGGCTATCGAAGAGCAGATTCTCAAGCTAAAAGGAGAGGGCAACCACTCCGAGATACACAAGCTTGAACTTCAGCAGCGGGATGATCGTATTTCATCCATGACTGAAGAAAATGATACACTGAAAACCCAGTTCGGCGAGCTTAAAACCTCAATGACTGAAAAAGAAAATCAAACACTGGCTATCAGCATCGCCAGTCAATATGTACCTGCAGAACTCGTCGAGTCTTTTAGCAAGTTGCTAATGATGGGACATATCAAAAATGTTGACGGAAAGTCAGTTTTTACTAATGCCAGTGGCGAAGCAGTAGACAATGACATGGCGCGAATCGTTGAAGTTTTAAACAAGGATCCGCAGCTAAAACATTTTGCTAAATTCCCTGGTTCAAAAGGGGGTTATGGAGGCAAAGGTGGTGCTGACAATACTGATGGGAAAGTTGTTTCCCGTAAGGATTACGAGGCCAAAACACCAGCCGAAAAAGCCACTCTGATGGAGGCCGGGGTCCAAATTATTGATTAAATAGGACACCACCCATGGCTAATACATTAACTCGACTGATTCCCGATGCATACGCTGCAGCGCGACAAGTATCACGCGAAATGGTGGGGTTTATTCCTGCCGTTGGTGCAAACTTCAATGACGAGCGCGTAGCTGTCGGAGAAGCAATCGTTATCCCTATCGCGCCTGCAGCAACTGCCGGTGACATTGTTCCTTCGATGACGCCCTCAACCGCAGACGACCAGACTATAGGCAACACTACAGTAACTATCACGAAGTCACGTTCCGCTCAGTTTGCTTATACTGGCGAAGAGCAAATGGGGCTTAGGAATGGCCCCGGCCATCTCACCATACAGGCCAAGCAGATTGCCCAGGCAATGCGGACGCTCGTCAACGAAATCGAAACCGATGTTGCTATTGAGGCACAGGTTAGTGCTTCCCGCGCTTTTGGCACTGCCGGTACAACTCCCTTCGCTTCCGATCTGTCTGATACTGCAAATATATTGCAAATTCTGAAAGATAACGGCTCGCCTCAAGGCGATCTGCAGCTGGTTATCAACTCAACCGCAGGGACAAAAATGCGGACGTTGACCCAGTTAACCAAAGCGAATGAGGCAAATAGTGACGATACGTTACGAAAAGGTGTATTGCTTGATGTCCACGATTTTGATATTCGCGAGTCTGCAAAAAACGTTTCCGTAACAAAGGGTACTGGGACTTCATACACAACCGACACTGCTGGTTATGCCATCGGAGATACAGTGATAACGCTTATCACTGGTTCAGGCACTGTTGTTGCCGGTGACGTTGTTACATTTGCCGGAGACATCAATAAGTACGTTGTCGCGGCCGGTATTGCAGCTCCTGGTGCTATTACTCTGCAGGCTCCTGGCTTGGTTGAGGCAATTGCTGCAAGCGCTGTCGCCATGACAATCGGTGGTGATTATTCTGCCAACGTCGGCTTTGACCGCGATGCAATTCAGCTAGTTACTCGAGCTCCAGCAATGCCAGAAGAAGGTGATTTGCGGATTGATAGCACTATGATCACAGATCCCGTTTCTGGGCTGTCTTTCGAGCTCTCAGTATGGGCCGGTGCTCGCATGGTCAAGTATGAGATTGCGATGGCATGGGGTGTTGACGCAGTTCATCATGCACACATCGCCATACTGCTGGGCTAATATCTACTCGTATCATCGCTAGGAAGGGAGCCAATCGGTTCCCTTTTTTCTAATTTAATCAAGAGGTTAATACCATGGGATGTCCTACAGTAAAAGTTAAGTGCGAGAATGATCAGGGTTTCATGATTATCAATGAATCTGATTTTGATAAAGAATCTCACGAAATCTTCAACGAAGAAGATGCCGCTCCAAAGGAAGGATCCAAAGGGTGGCACGCTTTAAAGCTAACCGAGCTTGGTATTGAGTTTGACCCTGCTCAGTCAGCAAAAGAATTGAAAGAGCTTTTTGAGTCGAATGGAAAATAATGACTAGAAGCAAGTTCGAAGACAGGACGCTAGCGCCCGGAATCCCCACAGATGCGTGGGAGCATGACGGAGATAACGGCAGCTCGCTTGGTAGTAAACCAAAGCTCTCAGTTAATAACCCTGACGGCGTAGTAATTACCGATGACTCTGGTCGCCATGCCATGGTGTCAATGACTGGCGAGTTACAGACTGGATTCAAGGTCGATGATATTTCTGTCAACTTCCAATATGGAATAAGCACCAACGATGTCGTTGATGCCGGTGTTGTTACCGGTACCGGTGTTATTGATACTGACAAGTCAATGGCGACTGTTTCAAGCGGTACAGGTGCCGGTCTCGCACAAGTTGAATCCGTTGATGCAGTGAGATACAGGGCGGGCCACGAATGCCAATTTGCTCTTTCGGTTATATTCGGCACACCAGAGGCCGGTGTTAATCAGTACGCTGGACCTCTTAACGGCGCCGATGCATGGTGCCCGGGGTACCAAGGCCTTGATTTTGGCATCTGGTTTATTGAAGGCGGCAACGTAAATTTCATTACTCGAGCGAATTTCAACATCGACAAGCTCGACGGTAGCGGGCCAAGTTTATATGATATGGACCCGCAGAAGGGCCAGTTATATCGACCGACTTATACGTGGCACGGATTTCTTGACATGGTTCTCGAGGTGAGAACCAGTGATTCAAGATGGGTTCCTTGTCACCGTGAAGTCTTCGTTAATACCGCGATGGAAGCGCACCTTGAAAACCCCAACCTGCCCATTACTGTAAAGGTCGAGCGACTATCTGGCACCGGTGCTGATGTCGAGATTAAAACAGGATCATGGCGCGGCGGTGTTATTGCCGGGGTCGAAGAAAACAACCGCAGCGATCGATGGTTTCCTTTTTTTAACATTGAGGTTCCTGTTATAGCTACAGCAAATACAGGGACTCATCTATTGTCGCTGCGCTCGAAGTCGACATTTGCAGGTAAAGTAAACCACATCAAATCAGTGGTGAAAATACTCGTTTCTACAAGCTCTCATAATAAAGATTTAATTGTTGCTGCCATACCGACCGCGATACTGAGGGCGAATGACCCAGCTTTTGCGACGCTTCTAGACGCAGCCTATAATGATGTGAGTACACTAAACTCAGTAATGGAGGTAGCCAAAACACCGCCTCTGTCGGTTGATTTGGACGGCATCACTGAGGATCAATTTGCAGATGTCGCACTGGTTAAGGCTGCCGGTGTGCGTGAAAACTTGGACGTACAGGGATTTGACATATATCCGGCAAATGAATTAAGTTTTATTGTAGATCCACCTGGCTCTGGAACTGGTGAAATGAGCATACAAGGAAACTTTAAGGAGCTGCACTAATGGCATTCACAGTTGAAGATGGAACCGTAGTTGCCGGCGCGAACGCATACGAAACGGTTGCAGAATTCAAAGCATATTGGACTGATCGCAACGTCACTTTTGCGCAAGATGATGCTGTAATACAGGCTGCAATAATTATCGCCACTCAATATGTGGACCTCAATAATTCCTGGAAGGGCTGGATAGTAATCGACTCTCAGTCACTCGACTGGCCAAGAAATGGTGTAGTTGATGACGAATGTCGTTATCTGGCAAATGACACAATACCCCAACAGCTAAAAGATGCGGTTTCAGAATACACATCCAGGCAGCTAACATCAGACATTCAGCCGGACGTATCGACAGACGGCATTATCATCGAGACAAAAAACAAAGTTGACGTCATTGAGGAAACAATCAAATATGCCGAGGGTTCCGGGTATTTCGGGCTTGCAGCATATCCGCTTGCAGACAATTATCTGATTGGATTGATCACTGGCGGCGTTCTTGGTAATTTCGGTGAGGTGGTGCGCAGATAATGTCTACTTTCGATTATGCAGGAATGCGGGCAACGGCGATCAAACTTCTAACCAAGTTTGGCAACCCGGTACTGCTAATCAGAGAAAATATTGCGCCTGCCGACTACAATCCTGTTGGTGGAGACTTTGACGCAAAGCCTGATACTGATGTCAATGGCGTCGGTGTTCTAGTAAAGTACAAAAACAAAGAGATTGACGGCGACACGATCAGGGCCACAGACAGGAAGCTTTTGTTCCAGGGCGATGAGATTCTGATCAACGACAAATACAATGGTTTCAGGGTGAACGATATTGATAACATTGACCCTGACGAATCAGGTACTATTCTCACAATAGCAAATATGAGGAAATAATTATGGCTACTATCCCAACAACACAGCGTACCGCTTCTGAAACTACGGTTTCAGTATTGGATTTAAGCGGTGGTCCTCACGCATTCGTTTATGACGTTGCCGGCGAGCAGACTCTGTATGTCGACAACCAAGAAGCAGGAAACCTCACGGTAAACCTATTGGGTGACGCTGTTGTGTCGTTTCCCTGCGATGGTATCGAAGACATCGATGTCAGTGGCGGGTATGACTTTGTTCTAGCTACCGGCATTCTAAGCTTTCTACGGTTGAAAGAACGTTCCGGCTATCTCGGCGATAGTGGTAATAGCGTTGTCGTGACCATTACCGGAGCAACAGGATCATCGACCGCTTGGATTACCAAATGAGCCAGTCAAACGTAAGTGCAGCTCTAGATAAGCATTTGTATGAAATGCCCGATAGACCAGAGGTAGCATGGGAAGATACTGCTTTTGATCAGACCGATGAACTGTATTATGAGCAAACTATTTTCCCGGTCGAGCCCACATCTGTGGGTATTGAGTCAGGCGGCACTGATGTGCTTGCAGGCATTTACCAGATAATGATTAATGCGCCGAAAGGTGCCGGCAAATCTAGCTATCTGGTTGAAGTCGAAAAGATAAAGTCCAGATTTACCAGAAGCCAGGTATTAACTTTTGATGATACAAGGGTTGTATTGCAAAAGGTCTGGAGTAATTCGGCGGTGCCTGACGCAACGTTTTACAAAATACCTGTTTCGATTCGATATCGCGGCATATGAGCTTTGGTTCTGATATCAGGAAGTACGCAGAAGCGAAAAAGATTTCAATGTTTGAGGCTGCAACGGTGGCTTTGGTCAATACCAGTTCGAAAGTTGTTATTAAGACCCCGGTGTTAACAGGTGTACTGGCAAACAGCTGGACACCTACGAAAGATATACCTGAAGATGCTATAATTGTTTCACCTGGTAGGGAAGCTCAATTGAATAGCATTGAAAAAACAGTGGCGGCCTCGATTGGGGCAGTATACTATTTGGTAAATAATCAGCCTTATGCTAAAAGGGTTGAATTTGAAGGTCATTCTTCGAAAGAGCCCGGTGGGATGTTAAGAATAGCCATAGAAGAATTCCAACAGGAATTAGACAAAGCAATTAACAACCTTTGAGGGTTAGATTATGACAGTCCAAACAAACGCAAGTACAGCAATGGCTATTTTTGCTGGTAGCCCTGCAACTTATGACATAGCTGGCTTTGATGCGCTAAGTTATGTCGCTGTGGCAGAAGTGGTATCAATTGGTGAACATGGCGGCACAACGGCATTAGTCACGCATAACCCGCTATCAACTCGCCGTACAGCTAAATTCAAGGGCTCTATCAATGATGGCTCTATGCCGGTTGGTTTGGGTATGGATTTGACTGACGTGGGCCAACAAGCATTGATAGCTGGTGCACTTGGCGCAAATATTGATGTCGATCACTCTGTACGAATTACTTATCAAGATGGTTCTATTGAGTATTTCGAAGCTAAAGTTATGTCTTACTCTCGTAACCCTGGTACTGTCGACCAAATTGTTGCAGCCAACACGGTACTCGAGCTAGTTAATGACATTGTTGATAAGCCATAAACCCTGAACGGGTAGGGGTGCCGGTCTTATCAGCGGTGCCCCGACTTTACCTATAGGTTGAAATGATTATATTTTTATCGTTGAATTTATAGGCGGGTAAATAGCCACCATACTCATAGGTTGCTACACACGATTTTAATCTAGCCGATTCATAACACTTTACTGAATATGGCTCACTTCCAATCTTACCCACCATCACTTCATAACTATCCCCGACATTAACCGATCTTACTTTATCGAAAAACGTAGGTTGATTTGTTGCGCACCCGGAAAGAATAAGAACAATCAATAATCGCATTGGTAACCCCTTATTTTGATAATCACATATTGAGTGCTAGAATCATTATCGTTATTAACTGATAAGAGTAAAGATTATGTTTGAAGAATTAGCTATTGGAAAGTCTGCAAAACTAGCCAAAAAATTCACACCCGTTCACCCTGATCCGAAAATTGGCAAGAAACACGGCGTATCATTAATGCTGTACGGAAAGCATAGCTCTGAATACCAGAATGCTATAGCTGCTACGATCCGCGCCAGGCAAGATGGTGAAATGACACTGGATGAGGGAATCGAGCAAGCAGCTAAATTAATTGTTGCATGCTGTGCTGGTTGGGCAAACACGAAAGCAGAATCTGAAATAAAATATGACCCTGAAAAATTACTGGAAATATTAGTCAGTCCGGACTACAAATGGATGCGGTTGCAGGCTGATCGTTTCATCCAACAGGACGACAATTATTTTTAGCCGCCAAGCAGGAATTAATTAAGTACGTTTCGCGCCTTGCTTGGCTAAATGCGCAAATCGAGGGTGACGTTTCAGGCAGGCGCGGCGATTTATTACCAGAAAGTAACCCTCATAAAGTCCTGCCACCTATCGATCGTGTACCCCATTTACTAAAATATTGCATGGAAGCCGGTTTATGTAAAAGCGGCGGAATGGGTATTGTCGCTATCGAGTGGACCGATGTTAAAGCCTGGTCAGAGCTCACGGAAACTGTCGTTCATCCGGAAGAAGCGCGACTAATGATAGCCGCTTCGTCTGCCTACGTATCGGTTTCTATGGTATCCAAAGAGCAGGATTCACCAGCACCATACCCTGACAAAGTGACAGAAACCCAATCCGGTGATAAGATTAAGCAACAAATGGCAAAGTTCAAGAATAGGCGTAGGCGATGACCGACATTTTTACCCTTGGGCTAAAAGCTGACACTACCGACATAGACCGCGGTGCAAAGTCCCTTGATAAATTTGCCGACAGTGCAGACGGCGCAGATAAATCTACTCTAGACCTTCGTAAAGGCGTCAATGATACCGGTAAAGCTATAGCTGCCTTCGGTGTCACTACTATTGCAGCGCTTGGCGGCATATCGGTTGCGGCCGCCAATACTGCCAGGGAAATAACAAATCTAGCCCAGCTATCAAACCTTACAACTGAAGAATTCCAAAGGGCTGCATTTGCGGCCAGAGCCTACGGCATAGAACAAGATAAACTTTCGGACATCCTGAAAGATACCCAGGACAAAGTCGGTGATTTCTTGACTACTGGCGGCGGTCCGATGATTGATTTCTTTGAGACAGTAGCGCCGTTGGTTGGCGTTACTGCTGAAGAATTCAGAGGATTAAACGGCAAAGATGCACTTCAGCTTTATGTAACCAGTTTGGAAAAAGCCAATCTGTCTCAGGCGGAAATGGTTTTCTTTCTGGAAGCTATAGCGAGCGATGCATCATTATTACAACCGCTGTTAGCAAATAATGGCGCTGAGTTTGAGCGTTTAGCAGACAGGGCCGATGAGCTTGGCACGGTTCTTGACGATTTAGATATTAAGAATTTGCTGGAAATGAAGACAGCCATATCTGAACTCACATCGATATCAACAGGACTATCAAATGTTATAGGTGCTACTCTGGCACCATTTGTCGCAGACTTAACCAACAGATTCAACGAGAACGCGATCGAGGGCCAGAATGTCAGGGATATAATGACAGACCTTGTCGGCGTTGGTGTTACTGTCGCGGGGGTTTATGCTAATGCTGCCCGGACGTTTGAAATATTCGGCGAATCCCTTGCTGTTGTCGCTGTTGCTACCGAGAATTCAATTACTTTCATTGGCGCGCAGCTAGATATTCTCTCTTTAAAAGCCAAAGAAGCGAGTGGAGAAATTGGCCTGGCAATAGCAGAAGGCTTCAATGAAGGATGGATATTAGCGATAGAAGGTCTTGAGCAATTCGCAAACGCAACAAGCCCGCTGGTTTGGTTAGGAATAATCGATAAATGGGAGTTTCCAACACCAGAAATAGACACCGCTGGCTTCACTGCATCGACTGACGAGGTAAAAGAAGAACTTCTTTCCCTGCAAAAAATAGCAGATGAGGCATTTGACCCACTTAAAGACGCCTTCGGAGAAATCAAAAAATCGTTAATGGAGCCCCTGCCGAGCAATGCGTTTGACGAATGGTTTGATTCGATTAACAAAATCATAAAACAGCAAAGAGAGCTCCAAAAAGAAATCGGTAAGACAGGTAAAACGGCAGACGACACGACTGGCAAGACATCAAAAGGAGAAACAGATGCGATATTCAAGAAAAGAAATGCAGAGCTATCCAGCTTTAAGGAGATTGCTCAAGGCGCGTCTCTGTTGTTCGATGAACAAAGCAAAGGCCGTGAGGCGCTCGCTAAGGCCGATGAAGCATTTACAGCTATTCAGTTGGCGCTTTCCTTTCAAAAAGCCAGCGCCAACGCGCTTGAGGCCGTTAGCTCTGCATTTGCAGCACCATTTCCTATAAATTTCGCTGCGGGCGCGGCGATGATCGGAATCATGTCAGGGCTTGGCTTGTTTAGCGGTAGCGGTGGAGGTGGTGGAGGGTCTTCTGTTGCCAGCGCTGATGAACTGCAAAAGACGCAAGGAACCGGCTCTGTTTTTGGCAGCGATGACAAATCACAATCAATACTAAATTCGCAAGAACGTTTCGAGGACATATCGATCGATCAGCTTTCAGAGCTGCGCGGCATTCGCGAATCAATGACTGACTTAGCCGATGTTATGAAACAGTTAACCAAAAGCATTGTTGGTGGTGCCGGTATCGGCGAGTTTGCAGGAAGTAGAAAGGTTCACGATGAGGGTATATCATTTGTTAGTCAGTCCCTCGGTGATATTATTGATCAGGGCATAGTTGAGGCTGAGACATTCTTTACCGTCAGAAAAGGCGGCAAACTCAGGCTAAGACTTCAGGATCTTGACGATTCTATACAGCGTGAAATGGGAGGAATTTTTGAGCAGATTGGCGATGCCATCAATGTTGGGATTGACACGCTAGGCCTCGATACTAAAAACATTCTCGATGCGTTTATTGTTGATATAGGCCGAGTTAGTTTTGAGGGAATGTCCGGTGAAGAAATTCAGAACGAGTTAAACGCAATATTCAGCACCCAGGCAGATTTGATTACTGAGTTTCTTGTGCCAAGCCTCACTGAATACCAGGAAATAGGCGAGGGCTTATTTGATACTCTTACCCGGGTAACCGAAGAGCAGGTAATATTCAACGATGCCATTGACAAAATGGGCAGAAGTCTTAGCGACTTATCCAGCATTATTCAGATCGATATCGCACAATCAATAATAGAACTGACTGGCGGTGCTGAAAGATTTGCCGATTTAACCAACACTTTCTTCAAAGAATTCTTTAGCGAAGAAGAACAGTTCCAGTTTTTAACAGATTCTCTAAACGATGCTGTTGGCGACCTTGGCTTGTCGATGTTTGAGACCAGGGGACAATTCAGGTCGATGATTGAAGGCGCTGACGTAACGACAGAATCAGGCAGAATGCTATTTGCATCTCTCCTGGAGCTTGCGCCGGCAATGGATGATTTCTTTGATGTACTCGAATCTGGATCTGAAGACATAGTGGTTGCTGAAAATAGAATAACCGAAGCGAGAAACGAGACTTTGCGGTTATTGGGTGAAGAATCAAAAATAATCAAATCCATGCAAAGAGATTTAGGCACAGAGCTAAAAACTACACTGAAGGGTATTTCTACAGACTTTAACGAACAAAGAAAGGCTGTTTCTGAACTTGAGCGCGAACGTGTTTCTATGATGCAGCGCCAATTGTCCCTGGTTAATGGCAGGATATCCGAACTGGCAGGACTTTCGAGCTCATTGGATACGTCTATATCGAGCTTGTCAGGCTCCCAGAGAGAAGCAGCACGAAGCACTATTCAGTCAGCAATAATGTCAGGTCGGGCAGGGAGGACGCTAACAGGGCTTGATTTAGGTGGTTCAATAGAGTCTCTAGCCAATATCGATGAAAGCAAATTCTCTTCAGAGTTTGAATTAAAAGCAGAGCGCGCGCGTACAGCTAACGAACTTAGGGAATTAAAGGATTTAACCGAGGTGCAATTAACTGAGGCTGAAAAAAATGCCCTGTTGATCGAACAGCAAATTGAAACTATCAAGTCTGCATCTGATAGAGAAATTGAAGAACTTAATAAATTACAAGCCGATGCAGAAGAAGATGCGCAGCGTAGATTTGACGAAGAGTTCCAGGTACTTGAAGACATTCTTGATGACTCAACGCTACAGGTTAATGCATTGCTAGGTATTGAGACAGGCGTCAATAGCTTGGCTGACGTTCAGGCTGATCTTGCGTTAGCCATAGACGCGCTACAGATACAAATAGCGGCCAATGCTATGGCGGTTGCAACAGCAGAGGCTAGTGAAAAATCACAGTCAGCGAGTACAGTGGCGCCTGAGACAGAAACTGAGAAAAAGAATCAGGAGCTGTTAACTTTCATCGCCCTGAAGACACAGGACAACAATGACTTGTTCGATGATTTCAGTCGTGAAGGCATGCCAGTAAGGGTTGTTTCATGAAAATAATTATCCCAACTGAAATAAACGATGCCAGGCTAACGAGCACGAACGTTGCTGAAGATAACGCGCCTGATGTCGATCCGCCTGAATGGCTCATAGGTACAGCTTACGCTACAGACGAACAGGTTAAAGTAACCAACACAACAGAGCCAGATATACACAGGATATACCAAGCGGTACAGGCTACCACCGGCGATGAACCCTGGCTAGAACCGGATGAAGAAAACCCTGTTAACTGGGTCATAGTAGGGTCAACAAATGCGTGGCGCATGTTCAGAAGTGAAGCCAATGATATCACTATCAACGCTTCCACTATCGACGTAACCATTACCCCTGATGCGCGCATTACGTCAATGGCCTTCTTTCAGCTTGTCGCTTCAGAAATCCAGATTATCGTAACTTCTGTGACCGGTGGCGGTACGGTTTACGATGAGACTATCGATCTTAATAGCGCATTTGGTGTTAACTCTTGGTGGACTTGGTTGTGGACTCCATTGAGCAGAAAGCAAACGCTTACTGTTTTTGATATACCTAATTTCAAAGACAATATCATCCGGGTTATCATCACAGGCGACCCAAATGCAGAATGTGGTATATTCGTTCTCGGTAATCAGAAAGAAATCGGCGAATCTCAGTATGGTTTGAATGCAGGAATAAGAGATTTTTCTGTTAAGACTACAACCGATTTCGGTAAGGTAAAGGTGGTTCAGCGTGGGTTTTCTGACACCATACAGGATGCCGTGTTCTTACAGACAAACCGATTTGATGACGTTAAAAAAACATTAACAGCGATACGCGGAATTCCTGTTGTATGGGTATCATCTGAAGATTTTGAGGCAACAATTGTTTATGGGTTCTATAATAGATTCGACCCTATAATATCTAATCCATCAACATCTCTATGTAATTTAAAAATTGAAGGTATTGTTCAATGAGTACACCAGCTGTACCAATAACACCGATTACACAAGTCAGAACAGCCATGTCGGATGCGCCTAACCGCGCCACCGACGAAGAGAGTGTTTACTCTGACAAGGCAGATGTCTTTGCAGACGAGATAACGGAAATTCCACCAGAAGAAAATACTTTATCTTCCCAAATGAATGTCATCGCTGACGAAATTAACCAAAACGCCACTATTAGCGAATCGAATGCGGATGACTCTCAAACCAGCGCGGATGATTCTGCCGTAAGCGCCACAGCATCAGCCGCCGCAGCCAATCTTGTCGGTAACTGGGCAGATCAAACAGGCGCGGCCGCCAAGCCCTACGGTGTCGCTCACGATGGCAAAACATGGGGATTGCTCAACAACCTGGCCGATGTCACAACATCAGAGCCCGGCGTCACTGCTGACTGGATAGAGACATCTGTTAACCTTGAATACGCTGGTCCTTTAACTGGCACTGCTGAATTGGTGCCGAAAGAGCCTTTTACCTATGATGCGACTGGCGGCAGCGAGACTAAAAACTTCCCCTCAACACTTGAGCAGGGTGATTGGTATAAGCTTAGCGTGTGGGATAGCGTGAACCCTACAACTTCACTGAATACTTTAACGCTGGGAAGAAATGGACATACATTGCTTGACCCTGACGGTGGAGAGCTTGATCCAAGTGGCGATGGCAATCTGAGACTATGCATCGGTAATTTCGTAGAAATGGTCGCAATAAGCACAACAGAATTGAAAATTACAGATTGGAGTTTATAAAATGTCCGTGGATCTATCTAAAGCAGTAAACAAAGGTCTTGTTAGACCAAAAGATTTGGGCGCAGCTGCTTATTCTTCAATGAGCGATAGCAATCGCATCGAGGGGTATGCGGGTAATGGTGACTACATAGAGCTACCTATCACAGCCACAGGTGATATCGATTACTTTAATGCTGCCGGTGTATCTCAATCTGGCTGGCCTATTAGTATCGCCAATGTTTCTTCTGCTGTTTCAGGGTCTGTGACGAAATGGTACGGTCCAGGCTTTTATGGGACCGATCTAATGATGGCATGCCTAGACGCCTCGCCCGGTCCAGATACTGTATCCATTGTTACCATTGATTCTGCCGGGGCCATAACCCAAATCGGATCCACGGTTGCATGGGGAACCGATTTCCCGACTCCGAATGGTGGGTGGAGTGATGCATCTAGTGTCGGATCATCAAATATTTACAGGCTCAGCGATACAGGGAATGTATTTATTGTCCAAAGGGAGGCTGATTCGCTTTATGAGGGGGAAATAAACGCTACTACGGGCGCAGAAGTCACTCAGCCCACTAAAATTATCGATTTTTCTGACGGATTCGCCCCTGCGTATAAAACGGCAAACGGGTTATATATCGGGAGTTTAGATTATTCTACGTCTTTTGAATCAGCAGAATACCATTTCGGTGTTAAGAATGCCGAATCTGCGGCTATGACTATTCCTGCGACGCAATTGCCAGGAACGTCGAATCCTACCGTAATTGTCCAGACAAAAGGCTATCGAACTTTGGTTACGCCAAACTCAAGCACTGCTGGATCTCTCGCTCGCCACTTTGATGCACTGGAGCTTGATACCGGGATGGAAGCACTTGCCAAGATGGGCGGTGTAACACCATGATCTTAAAGCAAATTTTATTAATAACTGTTCTCGTCGTATTATCGGCATGCTCTGAGAGCGGCGCATCAGACAACCCGGTACAATCTGACCCTATGCCCGACAATGAATTACGTAGCGGAATTTATGACGGATATGAATACAACTACATTCACGCAGAAAGCCAAGTTGCATATTTGATATTGCACGGCGGCGGCTGGACTCATGGCGATATATCCGCAGGTAATATAGAGAATATATGCAAAGAGCTATTCGACAAAAAAGGCCTGACTGTTGTTAATTTAAATTATCCCTTATCGACAGAGACCGTGCATAGTCGAGAAGTAATTGATTGGATCAACAAAGCCAGCGCAGATCTGAAGGTTGCATTTAATGTCAAGCGGTGGATTCTGGTGGGTACCAGCGCGGGAGCTAATTTAGGCGCACTGATAGTGCCGCTAAGTCCTGAAAACTACCAAGCATTCTTTGGATTCTATGGCGTATACGACTTATCTGCCGGTGATGAGTTGAATGACACTGTTAACCAGAGAAAAGATATATTTGTTCCAGGCGGCGATTATTCTGAATACAGCCCTTCCAGGAAGTATTGGCCTGAAGTACCTGCCTATTTATGGCACGGCGATTCTGATTCTGTCGTTCACATTGAGCAATCCGAGGATTTCAGGGTGACAAGTGGCGGTGAGCTTACCGTGATGCATGGGCTCGATCATGGATTTAGAGTGGTGGATTATTTATGACGAAGCGACAGACGCGCCGTAGAATAGCCTATTGGACGATGGGGTTAATTACTGCAGTATTGGCATGGTTGATTATGCCCGGCGATATAGGCCCAATAGAGCAAGCCCTGGCCATTATTATCGTCCCTTCACTGGTTGGCATAGTGGCTGCGTTTATCGCTGGTGAGACTTACGGCGACCACTCACATAGGAAGAACGGCGGTGATTGAATCTTTAATGGCGGTAATGACATCATCTGGATTCGGCGCTATCACTGGTGGGGTCTTTGGCTGGCTGAATCGCCGCGAAGATCGCAAGGCGCGCAGCGCAGACCAGGAGTTTGAGTTAAATCGCCTCTCGGCTCAGTCTCAGGCAGACACAGAGGCAAGCGAAGCCAAGGCCTTCGAAGAGTCCCAGATAACCAAGAGCGCTGTAGGTGGCGCTATAAAGTCAGCCGTGAGGCCTATCATCACCGGTGCATTGCTGTATATGACTTATGGTATTCTGATGGAGCTCGAAAAGATAACGGGTGGTGTTGCTAAAATGCCACCAGGAGAGGCGGCTGCATTATACCGAGATATTACCCTGAATATTATTTGTTTGACGTCCACTGCTGTTTCATGGTGGTTTGCAAGCAGACCAACTGCCATCAAGGTGGTCAAATGAGTTTTTCTATGAACAAATTATTTGAAAGCTGGAAGTCAATAGTATCTGTGCTGGTGTTTATTGGAACTATTGCTGTTGGTGTCGCTGGTGGTGTATGGGCTGCAGACGAGAAATACGACCAGAGCAATGACGTCAAGGAGATAAAAAAGGAGGTCGTGGAGGTCGAGCAAAAGGCTGCCAGCGCACTTTCATCGGTGATTGTTATAATGCAGTCGCAGCGCATAGATGACCTAATGGAGAGAGTTGATGAGCTGGAAGCCAGGGCAAATAAATCAGAGCCTGAATTAAAAGAGTTGTTCAAAAAAAGGCGAAAGGTTGATTCTGCACAAAAAATGATTGATAGGTATGAAAAATGAAGCTTTTTGTTAAGCGCCACAAAACCACGGACGATGCCACAGGTGGACTATTAATGGTCGACGGAAGCGCCTTTGGCTTCACGTGCGAAGATGAACCAAGGGAAGAAAAAGTATCCGGTGAAACGCGGATCCCCGAGGGAATTTACAAGATAATTCTGCGCAACGAGGGAGGCATGACAAAGCGGTATGCAAAAAGGTTTCCAGACTTTCACCGGGGCATGCTTCACCTTCAGGACGTTCCAGGCTTTGAATGGATATATATCCACGTAGGCAACAAGGAGTCTCACACAGACGGCTGTATTTTGGTCGGCTTCGGTGCCGACTGGTCCGGTGACCCAGTCGTTAGCAAATCAACCCAGGCATACACTGAACTCTATAAAATGTGCGCGGAAGCGTTCGACAACGATGAAAGTATTTATATAGAAATCAAAGATTAATGCATTTTCCCCGTATCGATTTAGCCATATTGTAGCCCGATAGTAGATTAATCACCCTTTTTGGTTATAATCATTGCACTGCATAAGCAGAAACAACCTAAAAGGAACGCAATATGCCCAGCGTAACGACTTCAGTAGCAAACCCCGATGGATCGATTACAGTCACGACGGTGACGACCCTGCCAAATGGAAAAACATTAACCAGTGAAATAACCACAACTCCAGATCAAGGCGGAATTTCTACCAATGCAGCTGGCATCGGCGGCGGCGATTAATCCATGCTTCATCTAGCGCTTATATTTCTCGCGTTCGTTGCTCTCAGTCTAAACACTGAACCGGGTAACCGGGCTATCTGTAAGCGCTGGATTATTGTTTTTATTTCCGCAAGCCTAACGATCATCCTATTATCGAAATCACTGGCATTCGTCAATCACGATATAACCAGGGGCTTTATTATAGGCCTCGAGTATTATATCCCTGCATTAATGAACCTGGCTGTTGCCAGATTTATCATGAAACAAAAATTAACATATGACTATGATGCATTGATTTGGCTGTTGGCCGCTGAGGGAATTGTTTATTCTAGCGTCATGCTTGAAAGGTCTATTTTATCAAGTGAAAATATTTGGATTATCCATCAGCCGATACTCGTAATACTTACCGTAATTGAACTTATCATACTTCTGGTGAACTCAAATGAAGTCAGGGATTACATGGTTAGGAACTACGGCGATAAAGGCATGTATTCTGGTATTTCTTCTAGCCGCTGGATCGATGTGCCTAGAATTAGATTTGGCAAAATGGTTACAAGCTACTATATCAACCGGCATTATCGCAAGCTCACTAAAGATGCTGTGGTCGAGCAGGGAAAGGTTGCTTAAGTGGTTGACGAAGACGAAAAAATAAGCACCGATGACGAAATACACAAACTGTCGTCTGCCATTAAAGATGCGGGCCACGGCGATATAGCCGACATGGTTCACGATCTACATGTTAAACGAGAAAGACGAAATGACATGGTTCTTCGCACTTTAAGGGATATACAAAACAATATGACAATTGAAAGAAGTTTTGTTGAGGATTTATCCGCTGGATTCCCTGGCGACGACCCGAGGGGTCATAGAGAAGCGCATGAAGCCTGGATTCAAAGGGAGCTTTTGAACAAAGAATTGAAACGGTCCATCATTGACAAAAGCCTTGTCGCCCTAGTGGTTGCGGTAATACTTTTTATTTTAAAATCTGCATGGGCAGAAATAAAGTCCATCGTATAGATATCGATTCCATTCTCTATTCTTCCCGTTTGATTAAACTGTGGTTTCGCATAATTTGGCCTCGTATTAAATCGCCAGCCTTTACTTTTTAGTAGCCCAGATTTCTAAGGGGGAAACTATTAAAAAGCATTATACGCTTGAAGTGTGAATACCACTTATCACCCTTAAGGAAGTGCCACAGGAGTGGCGCGGCGAATCCCCCTATTTCTCATTCTCGTATGGCCCTGTTATTGGATGCTTGATATCACTGTCTGGTGAATGCCTGGCAAAAAACACGATGACAAATACGGCTATACAGAACCACGCTATAATTATGTGTGAGTTTTTAATCATGCTTCGAACTCCATCGCCTTAGAATAAAGCCTGTTCCATATCTCCCTGTCGTCTGGTTCTAGACTCATGATTTGATTCCCTTTTTCATCTTTCATCGCCACAAACAGATATTTTATTCCATCGATTAAAGAATGCTGCATTAATTCAATAGACCACTTATCTAGCGGGTGCTGTTTCCAGGGTGGAGTTGATTGATGCATTATTTTATCCCCACAGATGGTTGCCGTGGCAGCTGTCACTATCGCTCGAACATTCGCATATTTCACCAGCCTGATATTCATCAATCGCGCCACACTGAAGACAGGGTGATTCGTCATATCTCTGGATGTGATATCCATCGTGAAATTCCTCGACTGAATCATAGTGCTGAACTTCGTCAAGGTGATGAAAAACGGTTTCCCTCGGGCCAATGATCGTTAGTATCTTGCCAAGCCCTAAGGCTATCCCGAACTCTATATGTCTTCCACCGCGAGTATTGCTGCGCGGTTCCTCCATTAGAGAAATCATCCAGTCGCAAGCTAAAACATCTTCGACGTCCTCCATAGCAAATCTTCGGCGCTCAGAATCAGCTGCCTGTTTAGACATGCCAACAGGAACAACATGATCGCTGTCAGGCAATACCCACCGACTTGTAATTTCATGGCCTTGTTGTTTTAAAAACTGTGCCAATTCATTGCAAATATGGCGCTTACTAAATCTTGCTGCTATGTAAATTTTCATATTCCATCCAATTAATTATCAACGATATAAATTCCACGGTGTGACATTTTTTCCAAGGCGATCGCGCAGTACTCACCAAAGGCAAACATTACAGTTCCGGCGCCACCTCTGCTTCTCTTGTGTTGATTTTCAATACCTGGAATGAAATCTATACGGCCACTTAGAAATAACATCGAATGGCAATTTCTCATCGCTTCCTGGCACCATAGCGTATCAGTCCGGCTAAATACTAATGCTATGCCATTGTTGTGATTAACCATTCTGCTCATCCAGAACGGCGTTTCTTTTCCATATGGAGGGTTTAACCAAACGTTTCCCGACCATTCTTTGCTTAATCCATCATCGAAGACAGTGTATTTTGTTGCTGCAGGTACTTCCGATTCCATATCGTGAGGAGAGCACGGATCAAGATCGAACTCTATACCGAGCTCATCAAATATCCATGCAGGGGTGTACCACTCAACGCTCTTGTGCGTGTTTTTCTTTATTTTTTTGTCGGCGAATAATCCGTCCATAATCAGCAGCTCACCCGGGTGCGATAGTAAACCCAATCACGGATGGTGTCTTTTTTCTGTCCGATCGCCTTGGCAATATCTGCGATGTTCATTTTGTTTTCGTGCATTTCCCGGGCGCGCTCGACGATGGAGTACTCCGCACTGGCTTTGCCATGAGCGATACCGCACGGTGGACCAAATTGGTCGAGTCTCATAATTTTTCCAGTGCAGGCAAAAGTTCAACGGCGCGCTCTGCCAATGTTCGCCCGTCGTTAGTGAGCATATATGGCATGAATACGCCCTCAAATGTGAGGATGCCCGTTTCTATGGCCGTCATCTGGCCTTTCACCCAGTCACGTATTATTGAATCGACAGCTATCATTCCCTGGTCGATGGCAAACTGTTCGTATTGGTGCTTTGTTCGCTTCATCCTGTGGGTGTATGGCGAGTCTTTGACGTAAGCATTGGCCCAGCCTTGAGCATTGGCGCGCATCTGTACGTTTCGGCCCATGTAGGTGAACTGAAGTATTACAGTCTTGGTTTCAAATTCATCCATGTAGCCGACAGATTCAGCGCCGAACCTTCGAAGTATTTTTATTACCTCGTCGCGCGCTTTGCGTCCGCTTGTTGCTCCTGCGTATGGTATTGCCATTATTTTTTCCCCACAAAATCCACTTGTTTAGTCCTGTTGTACTCGTTAATCCAGGCGCCACGGTATGGATTCAATGGATAAGGGCAATGCGCCACTGATTTCGAAAGTCTGGCGTGAACCCAGCAATCTGTGAAAGGATTGCGCCGGGGCTTTTTGTCATTCACTATCGATCACCGTTCAACACATTCCTGAGATGATCAAGCACATGAAGCATTGCTGGCGGCTCTGGTATCTCATCTGGAGGTGGGCTACTAATGCCATGGTGAGCTATATAATTGCCGTAATAATCGAAGAAGGGGCAGTGTGTGGCGCGTATGGCCTCAATTGCGTCGAGTGCTTTAAGTGTCGTCCTTTGGGCTTCCCGCAAACCTTGATTCTCAGACAGCAATGTTTTATTTGACGAATTGAGTTGAGCAATATTTTCGCGAAGCCGCTGAATCTCCAAAGTGTTCTGTAAAATACTTGTTTCCAATTCACTTTTAAGCATGATAAATCCTCTTATTGATAAAATCCGCCGTAGTACAGGAGTGCAAAAATTACGATGAACCTGAACACAATGCCGAAAAGTCGTCCTTTCAGATACAAATCACCTTTACCTTGCAGCGCGCAGAATATCGGTTCTTTTTTATATTCTGTCGTGAGCATGACTAGCAGCCAGATAGTTAAGGTAAATTGAATCAGCATGTTATTTCTCCCCGTTCAATCAGTATGACACCTAACTACAGGTGTATTATTAAAGTTTGTTAATGTTAGCTATGCCATGCCTTCGATTAGTCGCTTCAGCTGCCAGTTGTCTCGTAGCAGCTTGGCCACTCTATTCCTTTGCTCGTATGCCGGTTTGTTCTGAGCTTTATGATGGTCACTAAGCTCGCTTCTATTTTCGACTCCATTCCCAAGCGAGGAATAATATGTTTCCATGTTATCTTCATGCTGAAGCCATACTCGACTGAAGCCTTGATCAAATAGAAACTTAAGAATCTCTTTTGATAACCTGAAATCCTTGTGGCACCCGATAAGCTCTAGGCTTGAATCATACCAATCCCAAGTCCAATCACCGAAATTATCATCACCACATGCCTCCCAAATAGCATCAATAAGCTCATCTTCTGCGATAGCTATCGTTTGGTCGAATAGCCTATTCGCCAGTAATTCACTCATAAATCACCTCTTATTTAAATAATAAAACTTCATAGAGCGTTTGTGCAGGGATGCATCACAGCCCTAAACTACCTGCATGTCCGCATCAAATCTCTGGAAACTGCAAATGCATACCGTGTCATGTCCATGTTGTTTGGCTAGCTGAAGCTCTAATGAGCGAATCTTTTCTATTGAGGACAAGGATGATGGAGCCGCGATACCTACATTCGCATCTCCATGTCCTTCGCCTTTTGTATAAACATAATGAATAAAATAATTAACCATATCCTTCTCCTTAATTGACAGTGACAATTCCCCCTCTATTCACACCATGGTATATCCAACTGCTGGCCAATGGCTTTACCGAATAGCTGATTCACACCACCTCTATGAGGACTCTTAACAGCCTGTTACCGGCCAATCATTAAGAGCAGGTCTGTAATTTCTACAGCCAATACGTGACCAAGTTGACAGGGGTCGGTCAGAGCTTGGATTTGTTCGGTTGCGTTTTGACTAGTATCAACCTGATTACTGAATGTAACTAGGTAGACGGGAATCTGCATTGAAGAGAACAGGACTGAGGTATATCGCCAATCTTGGCTCGAATCTGCAAAGGTGTACCATCGCCCCTTGCAGTATTCCGGAATTAAACCGGAACCCTCGTTAAATGAGTTTGTTTAATAGGCGGTTCACTCCGCGCTTGTCACCTGTTTTAAAGGTCGGGAACACTGGATATAGCCCCGCTCTCATCAATGCAGACTCTATAACTTGCTTAGAAGATGGGGCTGTATACGGATTTGAACCGTCTACCTCGCGCGATGGCTGTCCCTCGGTTTCTCCCACTCAAAGCCGCTAAGCAATGAGCTGATATTTCCTAGACTACAACGCCATCATCTAAACAAGCTATAAGGAGGCTTTAGAAAGGATTTGTGCGGGATCGACCTAAATCAGTTTTAAGAGTTGGACGTAACCACCCATTACTCTCCGCGCACAAAAAAGGGCTCTTATGAATCGAAGCCCTGACAGTTGGGGCGGAATCGACAAGTAGGAATATTAAACCTTACCTGCCAAAACCTCGATACATAAAAACCCTTAACTGTCGATTCCTTTTCAGCGTTCCTACACGCCTACATCCAGTATTATGTTCCTCCTTCGTTAAATGTCAAGCCCAATTAGCTATAAGACGGTTCTATATCGTTAATGCTTAACAGGATTGCTAACTCTGAACGTATGGCCACCATAACCACTGAATGTCAGCCAGCCATCCTCACCTCCGGTTATTCCTCCGTACTTCACATCGAAACCGCACGAAAAATCCTCGCCATCAATTGTGAAATATGCGGAGTCATCACCATTCGGACGAAGAGTTATGCCGGTTACAGTGGTTTTTCCGTCGATTCCCATCTCGGAATCCTCCAGAATACGCCCAATAAACTCATCAGATTTTTCGACAAATTGACTCCAAAGCGGATATTCTTTCCCATTAATAACCATGTCACTCTCCAATTAATTCGTTTGTTTTATCCAGCAAATATTGCTCTGTCGCATATGTTTCTTCGAATAGTGCCTTTCCGGAAAACTTGCCCGGTGCGTGACGGTTAACCCATTCTCCTGTATTTGATGGTACCTGGTGGTGACGACTGCAAAGAGGAATGGTTAACTGGTGACAGCCTTTTTTTGTCTGGCCGTCCAGATGGTGTATTCCGCAAGGCGTGAACACATCCAAATACAGCAGGCATATTATGCAACCCAAGTCATCGAGCTTTCTGCCCCGGGCTTTGTCGGCTTTGGTTAGTGCTCTCACTGATCATCCCACCGGCTAACAATTTTATGTATGCCGTAGTCCTTGTTTTTTACACAATATTTATTGTAATTATTGCTCGGGTCATTGTTTGCTAGCCAATAACTAACAACCTCTTTATCGATATAGCAGCTATAAAATACATTGCAATCATTAAGCCCCTTTATGGTCCCTACACCGTGCTGATAAACAAGATCTGAATAATCAGCAGGCATCCCGTCCCACCATTGGCCTTTGGCTTCAATGTCATCCTCATATTTCATTTTGATAGTAAATTCACGACCAGCAAAAGCCTTAAACTCTTGTGACGGAGGGCTATAATAATAAAAGTTGAAAAATCCGGAATCTTCAGCAACGAGGCTATTTCCTATCCGCTCATAAACAAATTCAGGTGCCCTATCTAGCACAAAAAATGTTTGCGTGAATCTCTGGTTTCTATGCTGGATAATATCAATGATCGATATTGGATTTAAATTCAGGTCTTTCTGTAAATTATTCATAATCACCTCAATATCGATTGCTCATTTCTTCATATTCCTGCATACGCTTATCTGGAAAAGGGACAGACACTCCCATCAAATCGCTTGTGTGCCTATTCAGTACATCGTGAACCTTTGAGACATGATCTGTTTCCAGTTCGGTTGTGCTGGTTGTATTGAACATAGCCTCTTGAATTGGAAACCACAGCAAATCCTTAACTCGGTCCTTCGACCAAGGAAGTGATACCTCTTTGAACGCCATGACTTTTTGAACATCTAGGCCCATGTCGGTAAAAGCGTCTGCTAAAAGCTGAAAGTATTTATACAAAGCCTTATTCTGCTTAAATGTCCGCAAGGCCTTCTCGGTCCAGGTCAACGTGCAAACAATCTCACAGTCAGGTATTTTGTCGATGTCCTCTTTCAGCGGTACCAGAACCGGTTCATTCCACCCAGCGCGAACCAGTTCGTCGATACTTTTCTTAATGAGGATAATCTTTTCAGACATCGTAATTAATCGTTACGTGATTGATTTTACCCAAAACCAATTCAGTGACGAACGCTTGAGCCTTGTCGTTTTCCATGCCGGTCAATTCAATTACCCGGGCAAGAATGTACTGATTGATTTTGCGCTTGTTCTCGCGATTAACGTCTGGTGCGACGCGCCTAATTGGCGCGGGATCTCGTACCGGTGCGACCTGCTCTAAAATTGCTTCTTGAGTAAGGTCAGCTGTGACAAGTTCCGCCGAATCGTCTTGAGCATCATCAAGTGGCGCGTGAAATGGCTCGTTGTGATCTTCTGGCAAGCCGTCATCGAGTAAGCCATCGTCGATCGCATCTGAGACAGTCGTCAGCTCCATTTCTGGCTCAGGAGTTTCGGTCAGTTTGTCTGCTGCTTCTTTCTCGCGCAACCGGGTAAGCTCTGCCTGGTCGGATTCATACTTCAATCGCTTGTCGATCGCGTCTTGAAGATATTCTTTGGACGCGGATTTCTCGTCTGTGGCCTTTTTGACAAATTCAGCAAAATTTTCTTCGGTGATTTCAATGGCATTCAATTTGCTCATTTGCTCAACTAGCGCAGCGGATCCAAGCTGTTCGTTATCGGGACCAATATAATTGCTCAGCTGGACAATATCTTTAATCTTCAACTTGATGTCGTCAATCCGCTTGCCCTCGGTTTCTTCCCAGTCTGTCAGTGGCTTGCGGAATTCTGTCTGGTATTCAGAAAACAATTCGTCACGTTTATTTTTATTGGTCTGGATTGATGCCCGGATATCCTTGCCCATATCATCGAGCAACTTGCGAGACTTCCCAATTTTGGCTGCATTCGATGCGATTAATTTGCGGCCTTTGTTGGTGGTGATATCTGGCACGAAGTCTTTCAGGTGCTCTTTGACTGCGTCCAGCGCCTTTTGTGCACCATCGGTGCCGAAGTACTCAAGCTCTTTGGTTTTGTCGATTACGATCAATTCAGTGGCCATTTTATTTCCTCAATTAAAAAGCGCCCCCCTATCGAAGGGCGAAAACCAGACCTGGTTATTCAGCGGGTGGTTGCATGTCGAACAATGTAGCGTCGATTTCCTTGCGCAATTTTTCAGATTCACCGGGTAAAAGCTTGGACCATTCTTCCATTTTATCCATGCTTCGAACCTGGTCAGGTGTTTCGGCCATGGACAATACTGTGTCGATCGTGGTGTAAGCCTCGCTTGGCTCATTAACAGTTTCTATATCACCGGCCTCGATGACTGTTTCAGATTCAGCCTGAATTTCATCTTCTTTATCCTGCGCATCCTTTTGCTTGATCATTTCCTGGACAGCGCTGACTGTTTTCTCGGTGGTGGCGCCGGGCGTTATATCCTTCTCGCTGACGTCTGTAGCTTCGTCCGATGTCATCATGCCCATTGTGGCCTCTGGCGCGTTGATGCTGGCCCAGAATGAAGCTGCGCGATACGTTAGCATTAAGTCGGGGATTGTCTTCCATTTGGACCCTGTCTTGGTGTACCAACCCTCCTTGACCGCCATTTCAATACTGACCCAGGTTCCTTCAAGCTCAATATTTGTTTCACGTTCTATGCCGACCGCCCGACACCGATAATCATGAATGTGCGCGGTACCTGTTGATCGCTGTTTGTTACCGTTGATCCATTCGGTATATTCGTATTCAACATCTTTTTCGCCAAGATCCTCAGTGACAAAACGAAGCCGGCCTTTCAAGATGTTCGATGTGTTGATTCTGGCGATCAGGTATTTTGATCTGAAGGTAGGACGGCCGTGAATGACATCGAGGTTTTGCATGACTTCAATTTCGCCAACGCCAAGACGTCTCGCCATATCGATTGCAACCATGCAATTTGGCAGGTTGTTCTGATAGTCCTTTGGGATCAGGGTTGATTTTGATAGCGCTTGGCCCATTCTTTGATTGGTGACAAACTCACGCTCTACAATCATCATTTCCCGCTCTTGGGGATTTGATGGGTTTAGGACTAATTCGGTGCTTACTTGATTTTCGCTCATTGTTTTTCTCCAGGTAAAACTAATTATATGCCTGTTTCTGCACTTCAAATGTTACGGTTTGGTTACAAAAAGTTAATGTTCAAATAGATGGAAGTTTGGTTGCCCAGGGCAAAGTCCTGACCATTTCTGTTTTTGTGATATCAAGGCTGTAGCTTGGCCAGTCGTCTCGTTTTCCTTCGTGTATTAGCCGCATTGCTCTGCGAAACAGTTGCAGCCCATAAGCACGGTCTTCTTCTCCCAGTTCATATACTTTGACTTCGTGTGGTGGGTTGTTATCGACCACAATGTAAACAAATGCGTTGTAGGCAAAATGGCCTGTTTTATTGTGGAGCTCTTTGCACTGGTTCACGCCTTCCAAGTACATGGCTCCGGAAAGGTGGTAGTAATAAGTGTTCATTGCCTTTAAAAAAGCGGTTTCACCTGGATCATCTGCAGACTTTAGATCAACAACAACTGGCATGCTGAAAGAAAGAAAATCAGGCCTGACTTTACACATTGTTTGGTATTCACCTGCATAATCATCCTCAAACTCAGTGGACTTATACCACCAGTAAATCGAGCTTTCTTTTACGCCGTCATCGATTAGAGCCTTTGCCACTGGATTCTTGCGGACGTTGTCTGCCATTTTGTTGGCTTTATCGAGCTGTACTTTTGTGATTATTGTTCGATTGCCAGCTTCCTTTTTAAATGCTTCCCAGTCTGCTCCTCGGCGTTGCTTGATTGATACCGGCCTTACAATGATATCTCTATCGAACTTTTCAGGCTCAAGAGTTAATGTGTGAAATGCAGTGCCGAGTGACTTTGTATCGGTCTCTTTATTCTCCGGATTATCACGATTATATTTGTAATTTTCCTGAGTTCTTTCCATTAAGATTTTGCAGGTGCTTGAGCTATCACCAGAGCTGCCGTGATATTTTTCGTTGTCCATGTCCAGGTACCACCCAGGCTTGATCAGCTCGCGCCTTGGAACAACAATTTCACTTGGAGGCGTTATTATTTCAGTCATGGAATTTTCTCTCATTAAAATTACACTCTACACCGGTAGCGCGCGGGAGAATGTTACGATTGGATTACAAATTGTTAATGTTAAAGAGCGAATTCTTCATCGAGGTCAGTTAGCGCTAAATCGAAATACAGATATTTGAAAAGACTGAAAGGCGTAATAGGGTCAATATCGCCATCTTCTCCGTGATCGAATCCAACGCCGTCAATTTCGTTCCATCCGATTACAATTGCGTGTCTGTGTTTGATATTTCCGTATTCCATAAAAATATCGTACTCGATGGTTGTGTATGGATCATTTTCTGATGGCTCGCCAAGCATCGAATCACCGTGAACTACTGTAAATATCTTGGATGTACCGCCCGGCAAGGAAGAAATCGCATTATTTAAATCAAATGTCGCGAGACGGATTATTTCATTGACTGTTAGCATCACACTATTCCTGTCTGTTATTGGTGGTTAATGTTCAGTTCTGGCATATCTGACCCACGATCACCATTACATTTCTTGCACGCAAGCGTTCTATTGTTCGCATTATCAAGGCCACCGCGCGCCAGTGGTATGACGTGCTCTATCGTCGATGTATCGAGCGTTAACGGATCGTCACACCAGCAGCACTTAGTAATACCTTTTTTAATCATGGCCTTGCGTTGTCGCCTTGAGTGATTGCCTTTTCGTGGATCAGTTATTCCCTGATTAACTGGAACTTTATTACACATTGAAACGGCTTTTTCTGGCGATACGTTTTTAATTGCCTTCGTGGTTCCTGCAACATAAGCCGTCTTGTTTTTACTATTCGGGTAATAACTGACCAACAGGGCGCCTTTTAAATGGATATGACCATCACCTTTATCTGTGTATTCGACACTTGCTTTTTGGGCCAATTGCTTTAATTTTGTTTCAGGGGTCATCCCATTATTTCCTGTTCAGTGACCGGTAGTTTTTTAAACTGCTGCCGTCCGTTGTAGCTATATGCAGAGTAGCCTTCCTTGCATCTCAAAAGACCTTCGCTATTGGGCCGGTATATCTCGATAGTCACGCCGTCAAAACTTTTATCTTCATAATCTTTAA